CACTAACCGCATTTCCTAGCGAAGCACTATCTCTCGCCAGCGCTGTGGCTTGAGACATTATATAACTGATCGATGGGGAGACCGCGCCCAGCAAGTCAGTTGTCATTGGCGCCATTCTGTCGCCCTCTGCCCCGGTGACGCTGACAAACGTAGGCCTTGAATTGCTCTCCTGGCTCTGGATCGAGGCGTCGCCCGTCGGATGTGGGACTGTCAAATAATCCGAAAGGTTTGCCGTTGACTGCAGATGACGCTGGTCATCAGATGCCCAAGCAGAACCGATAGAGGGCAGCTCTAAATGCTCCCCCCGACCAGAGATATTTTCATTGCCGGGTGAGCTCTGCGGCACAGCGAGCCGCGCGAGTGCAGAAGGCATCGCTGTCATGCGCTTTTCGAACTCACTCACATCGCGATCAAGCGCTGACAGTTGCTGCCCGAGCCCATTGAGCGCCTCGCGAGCAGCATCCGTTTCCAGCGTCAGCGCGACACCTAGTTCAAATGCTTCGATCAAGAGGACCTTCCCCCACCAGTCAACCCGATGGTTAGATTGTCAACCACGTGGTCCCGCATGGCGCCCACTAACTCGTCAGCATGGCGGGCGGTCACCTGCGCCAAAATTGGTGCCGTCACACCTTCGGCATGACCAAACTCAAGTTCCATCGCCCGTTCAATCACGTTCTCTCGGCCCTGCCCGCTTTTGAGGCCAATCACGGCACGATCAGTGACGTGACTGTCTAGGCCGTCCTCAAGCGCTGAAAAAAACCCTGCCATAGCAGGCCTCGCGCGCGCGCGCGCCTGCAGCTCTTCCACCACAGCAGTGCCTAACCGCTGTGCGGCCTGGGTCAGCGCTGCGTCGCGCGTCGTCTCCATCGCTTCCGCGGCTTTCGCGAACATGGCACTCAATTCGCGCAGCGATTTCTTAGTCGTCATCACTCTTCCCCCAGCAGCGGGCGTTCCAGTCGAACTTCAGTTTCGTTCTGACAGCAACACCTAGTTCACCAAACACGACGCAAGCCGCCCACTGTTCCGCTGGATCCATCTCAAACGCTGTGTCATAGGGCACCCCGCAAGCAACCAGGTAGAGCGCGGCTCGAAATCCGGGGTGCCCAGCTAGTTTTTTGCGCGAGCCAGCACGCGCGCTTCCCGCGCCTCACTATTGGCGCGGTACCGCACAAGAAGTGCGCGCATGGCTTCATCACCAATGCGATCGACCAGCGCTTCTACCTGCAATTTGCTGCTCGGCATACGCACCGGGTCACTGTCAATATGCGTGACACAACAGGCGACTGTCGCCCAGAGAACCCATACGGGGTTGAGTCGTGTGTCAGCGCCGAGACATTCTGAAAGCGACATCTCTTCCCTAACCTTTAGGGCAGGTTTGGAAACTATCCGCCGACCGTCTTCCGTCTCAAGCAAAAAATGCCCGGCAGGGAGTTCGTTCGCTGCACCGGCACGGTCACCTTCGTGGATCTTAACAGTGGTCACTAGGTCACCTTCCTTCGACGACTGGCGATGCCCTCGATCTTCATTTTCACGAGGGTATCCCCGGATTTTACGCCCGCGTCTGAGAGTTTGAGCGCCAGATTCTCATAGCGATACTGCGACGTCGACCCATCGACCTCAGAGATCGTTTCAGTTACCAAGACGCCGACATAGTTTAGCCCGGTGAAATATCCGTTCTCGACAGTCGCGAAATAATCATCTACCGCCGACGAACTGCGGTCAAGGCTGAAGCTAACTTCCCATCCCTGCGGAATTTCCGCAAAGTTGTTGGTGCCATCGATACCAATCGATTGTAGCCTTTTTGTCTGTTGCCTCGACTGAAAAGCGGTGATCGAGGCCCAAGCCAGGATACCGCCATTCGCCGGGTCGATAATGTCGAGAACGACATCACGACCCACACTTAGGCCATTGATGGGCATGTGTGACCTCCTCCGCTATGTTGACAGCGCCGGCGCAACCGCCTGCCGGGTTATTTGCACGCTTTGGCCACCTTCTATCTCGGTTAGCATATACTCAATGACGCTTTGGTACTGCACTTGAACATTCGCCTGCATGTAGCCCAACGCCACCCGCGCCGGCGGGTTGTTGCTGTCATCAAGTACTATACTGTAAGGTTGCGTGCCGTCAGCATTGCCAATAATCCCCTGCTGCCAGAGGGTATAAAAGAACTGGTCGAGCAATGTGAAAGCCTGCCGACGAGTTGTGGGGTTTTGCAGAAGCCCAACCACTTGCCCCATCCAGGTGTTAATGGTTTGGGCAATGAAATTCGTCAACCTGGTGTAGTTATCCCCATGGATCACGGCATTGCTTGACGCATTACGACCGATAACTGGCGCAAAATAGCTGCCCCCAGGTGCAGGATTCGCAATCACATCAATTCCTGCCGTCGCCAGAAGGGCCAAATCTGCTTGCGAGTAGACCGAATTTGAGTAAGATTTTTGAGTGCCGACGATAGCCTGAACTTGCTTGTTTAAGCTCGATTGCTCGGGAGACAGATTGGCCAGAAGCCCTGCTGAAAAACTCGTCGGGCTAATCAGGCGGATCTGTCCACTGTTCGTTGTATCAAGCCAGTAAATCCAATCACCATATAGGATTTTCATGGCATAAGTGTCGATTCCGCTTGATGCTTTGACACTTGTGGCATTTGAAATTGTCTCGCCGGCAGGGCCGGAGTCGATCATGTACACGCCCTCAGACAGGGCAAACGACACTTGCGTCGACCAGCTTGTGTTGTCAGCACAATCGACGAGCACCGCAACGGAGCAGCCAGCGTTGCGTAAAGCGTACATGCCAGTTCGTACAGGCCCATCAATGCCAAGCAAAAGGCTTGTTCCGACGCCAGAAGCACCATCAGTTCCGCCGGACAGAGTCTGGTTGGCTGTCGCCGCATAGGATGGAATAGCCGCGCTGGTATTCGCCCCAAGGGTCGCCACGACAAGTTGCGACGGACCGCGTGAGCTAGAGCCGTTGTTGACAACACTGACAAGATTATTCCAGAACGTTGCCCCGGTGCCAGTGATGTTGTCAAAAATCTCTGGCGCCGATCCTGGAGATGTCAGGGTCAGACGTGTTGAGCCCGCGGCAGACCCCGAACCCATAATAATACCGATGGAGTTTCCATAACTACCGGTATATTTTGACGTGAGCAAGGCACCATAGCTTGGTGCACTATAAGCCAAAGCATAGGTTGCCGCAGTGTCGCTTCCGTCTGTCACCCGCACACAGACGATGTCACTGCAACCCTGCTGCACGGCTACGGCCACAGCGGTGCCTATGTCATAGCGCCGCGCCTGTAGAGTGCCGAAATATGTTACATATTCGGCATACGTACCCACGGTTGTTGGCGACCCAACTGGGCCCCAAGCCGCGGTTCCAACAAGCCCCAAGATCCCTGTTGGCACACCGTTGATATACGTGATCTGAGGGGGAACGATCGCAACATAGTTGCCCGGGACGGTGAGTGCGGCGGTGTTGGTGGTTCCCAGCGTAAAGATGGTCATCCTTGCGTCTCCGCGGTGGGCTCAGTGCTCGGTGGCACGGCGGCAATCGGTGCGATCCGGAGCACATGGCCCTGATGATCGCTTTGCAGGATGCGCTGAACCTCTGCCGGGTCGGTAATGAGTGCTCCCTTGGCATAGCCGCCAAAGGGATTATGTACGATGAGGTTACAAGTGCTCATCTCGCCTCCTACACGATGTTTAGAACATTGCCATTTCGCCAAATCGCCCCGGCCGGCAGGCCCGTGGCGGCCGTGGGTAGGTCGGGGGCGAGCAACGCGCCACCACTGCCAGGGGCTAGAGATAACGCCGCACCTGAAGGTGATGCCAAAGTCACGGCTCCATCTTGTTGCGACTGCAGCAGGGCTGCCGGATAAAATCCTGAAACCACCCAGATGCCATCACATTCCGTCAGCTCAACGGCACTTTCGCCAGAAAGCGTTAGGTCACGCAGTGTCGCGTTGGCTTGTGTCATGAGTTGGCCATTTTGTCGCAAAGTGACCCCCGCCACTGTCAGCAATTGCAGCCGACGATTCGCCTGAATGGGGTTTCCAACTATCACCGTGGCCGTTGCGCCAGAGCCATCCCCGCTGATGACACAGTCTGTGCTTCCAGAAGCATAACCGGTGCCATTATTGGTGACCCGAAACCCTATCACGCTGCCGCCGTACACCATGGCCGTCGCCTGGGCGTTGCTACCAACACCCACAAAGGTGACACTGGCCGTTGTATAACCCGTTCCACCGGATGTAGCCGTGAGATAGCTAACCTCGCCCGCAGACGTTGCTACACTTGCTGGCAAGAGACTATCGATCACTTCACCGCCGGATGGCACACGCACGGTGTCGAACACATCTGGCACTTCTAAGATGTTTTGCGGGCTCGGATTGAGGTCGATGCGGTCTGTTCCGTTCCACATATTTCCTCGTAACGACACGCCGCCGCTACGTAATGCCAATGCCTGACTCGCCGCAACCGTGTCGTCATGCGGTAAAAACCGATTTTCGATGATAGTGATACCACTCCCACCATCCAGAACCGATATGCCGGTGCCACCGGATGACACAACAATTGTGTTGCGCTCAATGGTTAAACCAGCAACAGGTGCCGGAAACGGCACGCCATTGCCGTCTGCCTCGATGTCGTAAATAGACATAGCAATACCGCAGCCGCGGACCTTGTTGCCGCTCACCGTTACGAATTGCGAGCCACCCGGGTTGATGCCTATGCTGGCTCCCGTCACGCTATTATCAACAATGTCGCAGTCGTAACAGCCGCCGGTGTCAATTCCAATATAAACACCGGGAACATTTAAGTTGTTCTCACTGACCCTGGAATAACGTGCTGTGACGACAAGGCCACCCGCTGCAGAACTCATCTGCGTTATCTGGTTACCGCTAATTTCTAAGTAATCGCCATAGGCCTGGATCCCATAAGAACCGCTCGCCCAGACGATGTTATCTAGAACTGAGACTGTTGTGACGGACGGTAGAGAAAGTGTGTAACTTGGCGGGTTGGCCCCGCTGGGATTGAGCGTGCCAATGTTTATGCCATCGATCGAATTGTTCCAGCATGTATTGCTTTGAATGAGCACTGTCTGATTCGAGTTTGTAGTACTTGGAACACCAAAAACCGACACGCCAATGCCGCTGCCACCGTTGCCAAATGATCGACAGCGCGTGATCGTGACACCGGTCGCCTGAAACACGCCGCACCCGTCTGAGGAATTTCCAGAGAATTCGCACGCGTCAACCAGGTAAGTGCTGCTGTTCCCAACTGTACCCGTTCCAATGATAGCGAGCCCACGTCCCAGCGAGCCGCTATTGTTCCGAAATGCACATCTGTTGAACTGCGCCGAAAGAACAGGCGTGTCTGCAAGCACGTTCCATGTGTTCGTCTGCACGACTGAGCCATTTGCATCAAATATCACGCCGTCGACATCCACAATGGCACACTCAAGGCCGATCCAGGCGCCGCTTGTTCCGCCTTCCATACGCAGCAAGCGGGACACACCAGCATAGCCGCTCAGGATGAAGAACGGAGCGCTTCCCGTTGTCCAAGAGCCGTTAACGATATAGGTTTTCGGACCTAAGCGGAACGGTATGCCGCTCTGCACGGCTTTCGTGAAAACCCCGGTATCGTCGTTCCCCATGCCACAGGCGCCAAACCACTCGATAAATGGCGCATCTGCAAAAGCCGTCGACAGACTGCGTTGCGTGCCGCCCGCCGCCAGCGCCGCGGTCCAGGAGGAAATGTCGGCGCCTGCTCCAGCAGCGGCAAGCTGCTGGGCAAACTGTGCGAGCGGGATAGCGGTTGCACTCACAGTTCTACCTCCGGGTCGCCATAAGCATCGACCAAAACTTCACCGTTTTGCACTAGTACATTCAGGTCAGACGGGAGTGGCTCAATCGCTGAACCAATGTCTGTGGCGATGAACACAGGGCCAGGCCCACCGCCGATGGCATGTGGGCTGATAACAGCTTCGACCACACCAATGGTCGTGTCGTCACGTGTTTGCGTTGTTGAATACTCCGCTTGGTAAAGCAGAGTTCTCGTGAAAGTCAGTGCTTTCTGTGGACGATCATCATAGCTTGTGCCGGAGTAGCGAAGCATCGCAATGCTACCATCCTCTAACGTTACTCGGCTGATCGTTGCAAGTGCTGAGTCGACACAAGCGCCAACTGCGTCCCTCAGCGAGAAGCTGGGCGCGTAGATTTTGACCATGAGACCGACCGTCTGTTGGCGTACGGGGCGTATGGATATTCCCGGCACCACCTGACGAATGGTGATCTTACGTGCACTCGGAATGGTAAGCACATTGGCCTGCGACGTCACGACCCTGTCGAGCAAGATTAACTCTACAAAGGCTGCAGTTACGGAAGATAAGGTGTCACCGGCCTGACATTGATAGGCATAAGGTTGGCCGTCGACGATGAGCATAATCCCTTGGCCAGCCGTGACCGAGCCAGCGAAGGTGATAACGTTCTGGACGGAGGCGGCTGTGAGTGTGCTGGTCTGGATAGACGCCGTCGACCAATCGAGTGAGAAGCGTGTCGTCGTTCGGCCGAGTTCTGCACGCTCATTCACCGTTACATTGACAATGCCAGCCAGCAAGTCTTCATCCAACTGTTTAGCGAAGGGTGTACCCCGCATAATCTTCACGATCGGCCCGGCAAGCGATGCGAGAGGATTTCCTCGCGCGTCGAAAGCACCCGTGGGGTAAAGCGCGGCTGCTACTGAAGCTGCCAATGCGTTCAATACATCGGCAATATCCGCCATTAGGCCGCTTCCTGGATGGCATCGATGCGCCAACCCATCGGGCTTAACTCGGCGCCAACCACCAAATGACGCAGCCCACTTTGGTCGGTGAGTATGTCGGAACCTCGGATATCAATGCCGAACAGATAAGGAAGCAAGATCTGCCAACCCGCCATGCCTACGTCCCCTGGCAAATCAACATCCCCCTGTCCAGACCTACCAGCAATCAGAACAGAACCCGGCCAACCCGCAAACAGCGTTGTTTCGCTCGCGACACTGTCACCACCCGGGGGGCCCAAGCCCGCTTGTAGCGCTTCTCCTGGGCGGGATAGAAACAGGACAGAGTTCGCACGTATAACGACCGGTGGCCGAAGAGGCTCCAGAGAGGCGACGAAGAACTGTCCCTGCGGACCAACGATATAATCGCCAACTTCTAAATTTGTAGCGTCGGCGATCAAATAAAATAAGCATCGCCCGACAATCGCCGGTTTCGTCATAGTCAACAGCGGGTCGGCATCGAACGCGGCATCGAACACCCTGGTGAAACCCGAACCATCAAGCGGCGCCATCGGGTTATTTGCACGATATTGTGTAACCGATTCGCCAAGAACGCGCGCCGCGATACCCAAGCCGTAATTGCTTTTGGCTTGAATGCTCTGCAGGTCTGCCATCAGACGACCACTCGAATCGTGCCTGTGGAAAAGCCCGGTCCAAAAGGCACACCAAGGAAATTGCAAAGCCGCCGACGCCAGTCGTCGAACAACATCGTCCGGTCGTTCACCTCGTTGGCATTATGCGTCCAAACGGCTGCACGCTCTGTGTCTAAATTGGCGGCCGATGCGGGAACCCCACTCTCAAGTTGGCGAAGTGTGGTAAGATAGTTCTGAACGACAGCCACTTCGCTTGCCGTGAGGTTATTCATACGGAATTCAAGCAAGCCATAAGCTTGAAAGAAACGCCAACCCGTGAAGCCGCCAGGTTCGGCGCCAAACGCGGGGTAACCACAAAAGCGTCTGACATCGACTCTATCGGCATCTGCCAGCGGTGTTGCGGACTCGCTCATCAATTCCCCCACTTGCTGGTGGCATAGTTTATCAGCGCCACACCATCCGCGTTGGTTAGCGGTTGAGTATAAACCAAAATTTCGTGTATCCACCCGTCGAATGGGTAGCTGTTGGTGCCAAGCGATGCCGACTCAGTGCTGCCGCCAATCATCGAATAGTTGTAACCCGAGGCCAGTGTCTGACCTGGCGAGTA